TATACATAGAGGAGATTTCAGAGGATGTCAACCCCATTGTTCTGCCATAGCATTAGCTAATCCTGTATAGGTCTTACTCCGCTCCTTCCAGCGGTCAGGGCTCGGGGCAGCCGAGAACGCATCGCGGACCGTCCCTGAGTACTCACACGCTACCAGTACCCGCATCGTCGTCCTCCTTCTGCCGTTGAATTAGACGGTTTAAGTACCACTGCGCCTTCTCCAAGTCCTGTACTGCTTTCCCCTTGTAGTTACACCGCCAGAGGTACTTCATGACGTTACCCCGCAAATACGCCCTAAACTCTGAGGAGGTCATGCTGGCTTCAATAGCGTCGATACACTCTATCCCAGCCGAGTTGTAGTGAGAAGGGGAGTGTACTGCTGCGTCATAAATAGGATTACCCCCCGGAATGCCTCCCTCCAAGTTAACCAGCTTCTGGTGCACCACGTTGGCTGTCGTCTCTGCGTCCTTGTAATCTTCATAGTTCATGGCTTGTAATGCCTCAACACTACTGCTAAGGCCTCCTTAAGTGCTAAATCCAAGGTGAATTCTTCCTTCTCGTACTCTGGAGCCTCCAGCCCTCTCCCGTACCTCTCCACGTAGGTGGCAACCGCAAATGAAGACCTCTCCAGTTGCTTGGTTAAAGTTGCCAGTACTACTTCATCCGCCATATCCTCGTTGATTTCAATCAGCATTAGCTTCCCTCCAAATGGCTAGCTCATCCACTGCCCCGTCCTTGTATCCATACATATGCTCAGGGCGGCATGCTCCCATCAGTGTTGAGGTCCTCGGTAGGAGCACCTTCACGCCGTTTGACTCGGCTACCCCTAGCCAGTACTCAGTGCACGCTCTGCCGTCTTCAGCGAAGGTGGGGGCCACCCCTTTACCCGCCAAGTCAATCGGTGCATAATTGTAGTCCATACCGTAAACGTGCAGCTCCGTATACCCGCAGATAATAGCGTGTCCTATCATGTAAGGGACGGAGGAGTTTACGTAGCTGTGATCCACCGTCTTAAACCTGGTTAGGAACTCGGATAGTGGGAAGTAATCCCAAGTGCTACACTCAGGGTAGACAGCGGATGTAAACACTTTAGTACCCCCAGAGGCTAGGTCCACAAGTTCTTTGTTGATGTACTGCTCACCCTCCCCTTTCGCTTCCATCAAGTGGTAGTCATCCATGCGGAAGACACAGTCAGCCCTAAAGATAGTCCCCCCTCGGTTTAACGTCCACACAGCGTCGAACTTACGACCAGTACGCCAATCTGCGGCGTCGAGGAGGTAATCCCTGTTTGACATGCCCAAGCCGATGATGGCAAGGCTTCTCTGGGGTCTGCTTGTAGATAAAATAACCATCAAGTTAATCCTTATAAATCGCCCTAAATGGGTCTATTAATACATTCAGCCTTCCGGCCAGTCCACTTATCTTGTTCTTAGAGATATATATGCCCCGCACGAAGGTGTCAACCCCTATATCCTTCCCTAACCCTAAGATAACATCAGCCTCTCCTGCTTTCCCTGTCTTGGAGTTATCCAAACAGTCATAATTAGGATGGGTACGCCCCTCTGCGTCTGCCCCCGCTTGACTAACCGCTATAACCAGGCAGTTTCTCCGCTTGGCTACCTCTCTAGCTTGCACGTATATCTCCTTCAACCTCTCATCAGTCCTGTTGAAGTTGCCAGACACCCGCATCTTATCCGCCTGGTCTAGGATGATTACGTCGGGTGAGTACAGTTCACAGTGCCTGTCTAACTCTGCCACATCCATACCCACACAATCGTACACCTTCAAGTGGCTCCCTACGGAGGCGTTAAACTGCTCTGTACGAAGGGCTACGTTGTTGACAAGCTCTTCTCTGGTGTCTCCAAAGTAGCTTTGGATTACCCGCAGTTTAACCCGTGTTGCTGGCTCTTCATTGCCGAAGTAGGCCACCTTATGCCCTTGGGTTAGGTAACACCCCGCCAAGTACGACACAAAGGTAGACTTCCCCACCTCAGGCCGTGCGAAGACGATACAAAGGCGTCCCCTACCCATTCCAGGGAGGATGTCTTGTATAGCCTGCAAATCAAACCCAAACTCGTGCTGCTGCCTGTCCTCATCGTCTAGGAGCTCATCTAGGTCAGAGGTCACCTCCGTGTAGCTCTCGGGGGTAGTCTTAGGAACAGACCCTGCTGCCTTTGTGACCAAGGCTAAGAGGTCCTCTAGCCCCGCATCTCCACCAGTATACATATCCAGAGCCATGTCTGCCACTTCAGCAGCCTTAGCCCTAGTCCAAGCTGACTGCATAATATCAGCAGCTAAGTCTGGGTTAGGCATATCCTCGTTGTATACGTCATCAAGAAGCGTGGATAGTGTTAGTCTGTTAGGCTTTGTAGTAGCAGGGTGGCGCTCCAGGTGCATAGCCAGTAGCTCACCCTCGGATAGGTCCTTCCCGTATTTGTCGTGGCAGTGAGATAGAGTGTCGTACAGTGACGCTATATCGCTGGGGAAGATGTCCCGTTGTATTAAGTGAGCGTGGGTTCGGTAGAAGTCGAAGTTCAAGAGCAGCTTCAGTAGTTGCTTTTCCATTACACTGCCTTTCTGAGGAACACAAAGTCCTCCGTCTTGGCCCACCCGGAGATGCCCGCCATGAGCACCCAAGACTTGTCCACCTTAACTATAAACTCGTCTAGGTCTCCGGGCTCAGCCTTCACCCACCAGTACCCGTCTTCAATGTTGTCAGTCATACATCACCTCTGAGTTTGGCTATGGCGTCTGTGATACCAATTCTAAGCTCAGGCTTAAACAGGTGCATACCTGTATATGCAGCCCCAATCACAACATCCAAAGCCTCTTGATCCGGCACCAACTTGAGTAGGCGCTCTATCTCTAAGAGATTATTCTTATCAATGTCCCTGTAGCTGTCTATGTCTTCCTCAAGACCGCTAATACGCAAGAGGTATATCCTTCGTTCATTGTCAGTCATCATTCAATCTCCTTCTTAACTAACGGGTAAACTTGCTGCCAACCATCAACACACTGCACTTCAAGGTACTGACCGTCTACGTTGTGGTCTGACCAGCGCCAATGGACAGGGCTGTTACTGATCTCTTGTAACCAATCATTACCCGATTCGATAGCCATGTAGTCCTTGTGGGATTCAATCACAGGGCACCCCCCGCCTCTTCAGCATTAACTCTAGCTCTACCCCCGGCAGCGCCTTCAGGTCCTCTTCCAGGATAAGCATCCCCACCTTCTCCGAGTACCACGCCAGTTGCCTCACCATCTTTGCAGCTTTCATTGTAGCGTCCTTGTCTAATGCTATTATCACATGTTTCCAATTACTAGTGATTTCATTCAGCATAGTAGCAGATAAATGCGTCCCTGTCAAGGAGAAACTGTCGGTAAACTTAGAAACAGCACAAGCGGAGGCTACGTCCTCTACTACTACGACAGTGTCTGTAGGTTTAGGCCCGCGAACAGTGTACCCACACTCTGAGTTCCCGTATTTGTACCACTTAGGGCCGGGCGACTTGGAGACCTCACCTAGCTTCCTGCCAATGCCCCCTACAAGAAGCCCTCCAACGCTGTGCCCAAAGACGATCCTGTTCAGGGCGACATCGTAGAAGACTTCAATCTTACCGCCATACCAAGCGTCCCAAGAGTTGTTAACCCTGAGGTAGTCACTACAAACGTCTGACCAAGGCCCCTCAGAGCCCCTAAACAGCAGCCTCCACGACTCTGGTACTACAAAGGGTGCCTCGAAGGCCTTCCCGGAGCTCCCCCGCCAGTCTGCCACGCTCTCTGGAGTTAACCCTGCTTTAATATCCCCCTTCACCTCACAGTTAGCGCTGAAGCAGTACCAGCGGAGGCGGCGTCCCGTGTTCTCTGCCATGAAGGTGTTAGGGCGGTTACAGAAAGGGCAATCCCCTCTGTGCTGCACGTTGACCTCCAAGGCTAGAGCCTCGACTATCGCTACTTGCTGTGGGAAGTTGGTCATGGCTTCAGTAACTCCAGTGCTTTAGCTAGTTTACTATGTACCCTGCCCGGATTGGGCTCTAAGGTGGCGTTCTCCAAGATGGTATACGCCTCCTCCTTCGTCATTTCCTTCTCCCCGTAGATGGCGTCCATTATCTTGTAGAACTCGCATTTACCGAAGTGGAAGGTGCTACCTCCGTTCTTGTAGGTACAAGAGTTATCGTTCATCATGGTCAAGAACATAGCCTCAGCCCCGTCCCTGGTCAGCTTAACATTGATCATACCCATCTACTCAGCCTCCTTCACTACGGATGTCTACAAGGTTAGCCCACTTACGACCCTTCTTAGCTTTCTCAAACATAACTGCCTCCTCTTTGGATTGAACCACTATTGTAATTGGCATTGTACCACAAGTGAACTTCAATGTCAAGGCCAATCTCTTCTCGTCAGCCTTGGACAGCCCCTTTACTTTTACCTTAGACATGATTATATGTACCTTTCCTTAAAGATTACCTCTACTAGAGAGAACCTTTTAATGATTTAATCTAATTAATATATCTTATATATCACATTCTACGTATTAAGTCAACCCCTCTTTGTGTATTAATTATTCCCTTGACAATGTAAACTAACTAGTGTATACTCTAGTACATAATAGATAATAAGGAAATAACCATGATAACCACATTAGACGTAGAGACCACGGTAGTAGGCTTCGATGGTAAACGTAATCCAAGTCCGTACTTGGAGGGAAACGCTCTTGTATGTGTAGGGTACGCAAATGAAGAAGAAGCTGCTTGTGTCTGGTTCAACCACAAACATAGAGAACCTACTGTTGACGGGTTTAAGATCATCCAAGATGTGCTAGACAAGACGACCCTACTTGTAGCCCACAACATGAAGTTCGACCTAGCGTGGCTTAGAGAGTGTGGGTTTGTGTACAACGGCGCTGTACATTGCACTATGATTGAGGAGTACTTAGAAGCTGGGGGCATTAGGAGAAGCCTCAAGTTGAAGGACATCCTAATCCGATTGAACCTACCTATACTGAAGGCATCTGAGTTGATAGAGGAAGAGTTTCATGTTAATAAAATAGGCTTCGACGAGATAGACTGGGAAGTGGTAGAAGAGTATAACCTTGTAGACGTAGCTGCCACGGAAGGGTTGTACAATTACCAGAACGATCCTAGTAATGGGTACGCTGGTTCTAACGTGTCTGAATTGTGCAATGAAGTGTGTGACGTACTTGTAGACGTAGAGAACGCTGGCATCTTTGTAGACGTACCAGCACTGGCTAGCATCAAGCAGGAGCTCTTAGCTGAGAAGGCTATACTGGAGAAGGAGCTTAACGAGACCATCCTACAGGTTATGGGTGATGTTCCCTACAAGTTAACCAGCACAAGGGATAAGATGACTATCCTCTTCTCCAAGAGCCTGAGGGACCGCCAAGCGTGGCAGCAGGTCTTCAACCTGGGTACTCACCCTAACGGGATCAAGAAGTTCCCCACACGGATGAAGAAGACAGCGTATGCCACCACGGTGAGGACGCTGTTGCAGCCTATACCTAAGCGGGAGATGAACCAGTGCCCTAACTGTGGGGGAAGTGGTAAGGTGGGTAAGACTAAGAAGAACGGGGAGATGAGCAAGGCGTACCTAAACTGTAGGCAGTGCTCTGGGAAGGGGATAGTCTACATATCCACTGGTAAGGTGGCAGGGTTCAAGCTTAAGACGCCTCCGTCCCAGTACGTCACTGTGGATGGCTTCTCTTCAGACAAGGACGCTCTGCTTGCCTACGCAGACACTACAGATAACCTGGAGGCGCAGGTCTTCATGAGGAAGCTTGCGCGGTTCAGTGCGGTGTCTACATACTTGACTAACTTTGTGGGCAACATAGAGCGGAGGACCCTACCAGACGGTAGGATACACCCTCAGTTTAACCAAACCGTGACCCGCACTGGTCGGCTCTCCTCTAGTAAACCTAACTTCCAGAACATGCCTAGGGGTGGTACCTTCCCAGTCAAGCGGTGTATTGTGTCACGGTTTGATGGGGGGCTCATCCTTGAAGGGGACTTTGCACAGTTAGAGTTCAGAGTAGCTGGATTCCTGGCGGATGACCCTAAGATACTCGAGGATGTAGTGGCTAAGGTAGACGTACACACAGAGACTGCGACCATCATCTACGGGGTGTTTGACGGGGAGGGTAAGCATCCTCGGCGGCAGGACGCTAAGGGCCATACGTTTAAGCCCTTGTATGGCGGCACCTCTGGCACGGAAGACGAGAAGCGTTACTACAAGGCATTCTTGACCAAGTATGAGGGCGTGAAGGGGTGGCAGGACGGGATGATGGAGGAGGCCTTAACCAAGAAGAAGCTGACGCTACCATCTGGTAGAGTACTACGGTTTCCCAACGTGAAGCGGGAAGCGTGGGGCATCTCCAACGCGACTACCATCAAGAACTGGCCTGTGCAGAGCTTCGCCACTGCTGACTTACTGCCGATCTCCCTGGTT